CTTGTACGTTATATTCACCCTCATCTTGAAAGTAACTCCACCAAGCAAATCTATGATATGCTTGAGGTGCAGGATAATTAGGCATGTTTCTCCTAAATACAGCTGATTCTGCGCATATATAGGGCTTACCGCTATAACGTATAAATTCGTAAATATGGCCTAATTTTTTTTGGCGTTTCTGTTCTAATATGTTACTTTGTAAAAATATATCTGCTTTGCTTATTAGTTCTTTATCTTCCCATTCGGCTACTACAACATTATCTCCACCCAATACAGGATGGTTTCTATATGCAGGTTTTATTGCAACAATTAAAGGTTCAGAGCTTTTCATTTACGAAATACATTCCAGTCTTTTCTAAGAAACGATGTTTCTTTTTCTTACCCATAGTAGATTCAATACGCAACTGTTTTGTTTTTTCTTGGTCTAATGTAAAGCCATATTCTGTCATTTTGTCTATCCAATATGGTGCATTTTGACAATTAACATGATGATAGCCTGTTTGTCCAACTACAGCATGTGTCATTATAAGATTTTTACATTTTTGCATAGCATGTGCATAATTTGGAATATACTTTTCATAAACATGTTCTACAAATTCTACACTCCACCCAATATCATATATATCATCTATAGGTGCAGGACCAATTTGAAAGTCGTGGATTATAAATTTTTGTGGATTGTAACGTTCTAATGTGTGATCGCCATCAATACCTTTAACAACAAACCCTAACTGTTCAGCTAATTGTACCATTCCTCCTGGACCACATCCGATATCCAAAAACCTCTTATGTCCTAATGATTGCAACCATTTTAGTGCACCTTCATCTAAATGTGTAAGACCGTTATGGCCACCTAGGTGTTTGTCTAACATTAATTAATTCCTTACAATAAATTTTTTGTATGTATCAAGATACTTATCTTTTTCTTTTTGGTTGCCTTTGAGTGTTAGAAATACACTTTGATTGCCGTTCTTACCTATGCTCATCCAATATAATTTTGGTGGCTGTTCGTGATACGTGTATTTTTCACTAAGTTGTTTTAGAACAGTTTGGTCCCAAAAAGGTACCCAATCTTCAATTGGCTTTTCTAAAAGTTTATCGGCTAGTTCTTGCCTAAAGCCAGGTGTGCCAAATGTCACTAAGCCAGCTAACCAATGTTTTGCTTTTAAATGCCTTAACATTGTTATCTTGTGTCTTGATGCTTCTGCAAATTGTCGTGGTGTAGTTTGTCTAGTACATATAGTATCAGCATCTAATGTCATCACCATATCATTGTCATTAAACTTTTCGGCAACTTTTAAAAAACGTACACATTGTAGATATCCTAGCTTTGCCGAATTATTTTTAAATTTTCTTTCTTCTGTAGAATATTGAACGCCTTCAACTCTTTCAATATGGACAGGATTAACTATATGAACATGACATGTAATCCATGGATTGAAATGTTTTATACTACGCACTAGGTGTATGCCCCAATCGTCATAATATGTTTGATCGCAACCAATTAATACATTATAATGTGGCATCTTCCATCCCAGCAACTCTTAGCTTTACTACATTAGTTATCTGCCATTGCTTCTGGTCAAGTCCTTTTAAGAGTCCTAGCCACTTGTTACGCATCAGTGCAAACTCATTGATAATTTTTTCATAGTCAACAACGTCTGCCTCACCGTCTACGTATTTTTCAACGTCACGGCTTGACAGAGCTCGTTGATAGTTTTCGAGATATTTCTTAAAGTATGAACTACGTAATCTACGTAGCTCAATATTTAAGTAATGGAGTATAGCTTCAATTTCTTGTAACTGATTAAAACGTTGCTCAACAATGCCTGGCATTTCAGCCGCCGCACGTTCAACATTACCTTTGAGCTTAACTTCTACACGAGCTTGTTGAAGCTCATTTTCAAAGTGTGTTACTGCGTCAGGTATTTTAGATACATCACGTGAGACTTCACTATACCAACCCATTATTCATCCCATTCATCTAAGTCTTCATCATCAGGATCGATATCAAGATCTAGATAATATGATATTGCATCATCAAGAACATTGTCACTTCCTAATGCGGATGTAAATGCTTCATCTGTAGCACCATAATCAGCACAACATTCTACATAACGTTCTGCAATAATTTCGACACTTTTCTTATCAATAGTGTCTTTAAATACTGTCCATATATCTACAATATGACTCTCGTCCATAGTTTACTCCTCAATTAATTCGTGTTCGTCTACAACGATATCTTCAGCTTCAGCTTCTGCGGTACTTACCACAGGTTTCATTTTCTCGTCGTATTGTGACATAATCAAATCAAGTTTAGGACCTAACCATTGCTTACGATAATCAATATGCTCTTCGCCTGCAAGATCATTATACTTGAGTCTATTGCCTTGCTTAACTAACAAGCCTTTCTTCTCAAATAGCTCAACAAGACCACTATAAGGATTCATGCCAGTTTCATAAGGAATTTTAACCTGTACACCTTCAAACGGTTTTGCATAACGTGTTTTCATTACCTTACAGCCAGCACGGATACCCATAACTTCTGATATCTTGTTACCGTCTTGATCTTCTTTAAGTTTTAACTTCTTCATTGCAACGACAATACTTGATGCATAGATAAAGCCTTGTCCACCACTGATCTTGTCATCTGGATCAAACATATCTTGTGATGCATATGTATGGTTAGTACATACTAAGCCTACGTTAAGCGACCCAATCATGTTAACTGTGTTACGAACAAGTGAAGTCAATGCCTTAGGCTTACGACCCATATCACCTTTCATATCACCCTTGTTAAACTGATCAACGTCTGTTGGTGTTAGTAACATACCTAACGAGTCAACTACAAATAATACTTTAGGACGATCTTCTTCGTCCATTGCTCTGTAGTCCGATACAAATGTTGATACTGTTTTAGCAACATCATCAATCATACTCATGTTTAGTTTTAATAGTTTTTCTTCACTAGTATCTACGTCAAGTGCTTGTAACCAAGTTTCGTCAAGTGCGTTCTCTGAGTCAATTAAGACTACAAAGATACCTTGATCTTGTGCGTGTTTTACAATGTTACCTGCACAGAAATAACTTTTTCCTGCGCCTGATTCTCCTGCAAAAACAGTAACCTTACCTAGCGGAACACCTTTGTGAAAGTCACCACTAATAAGATAATTAAGTGCATATGATCCTGTTGAGATCCAGTCTGTTGGATCGTTAAAGCCGGAACTCATGCCTGAGATGCTTTTTGTTAAGTCCTTACGGAACTTACTAACGTCAAATGATTTAGCCATAGTTACTCCTTGTTAAGCCAAAGCGTAGGGGATTTCTCCCCTACAATATTTTGATTAAGTAGCTTGTCTTGAACGAATCATTGCAAGAATGTCTTGTGCATTACCTTCTGCAGGTGCCGCTTCAGCTGTTGGTGTTGGTGCTGGAGTTGCTTCTGCTACTGGAGCCGCTGGTGCTGCTTCAGGTGTAGGTGCTGGTTGTGCAACTGGAGCTGCTTCAGCAGTCATCGATGTTGCTGTACCATTAGTTGATGATTTGTTTGGATCACCAGTTCTTGCTGACATTCCTGCTGGACGGAAATATTGACCAAATCTTTCTGGATCATATGCTTCGCCATCTACAGATGCTTCAAACATTTCCTTCATTACCTTTACCTCAATATCTCCAGGTTTCTTAGGTAAGAAGTCACTTAGATTCCACAGGTTATTAGTTTCAATGCCTTTCATTTCAGCATCACCTAGTGGACGATCTCTACGTGCCCAGTTTGATGTTGAATAATCTGCATATCCGCCCTTGGATGTTTTATTAAGACGGAAGTCTACACCAGCAGTGTAATCTGTTGGCAATTCTTCCATATCTGGATCCATTAATGCTGCCTTAATAATTTGGAAGATTTGTGGACCAATAATAAAACGTCTAATTGGATTCTCAGGTTGTGTATCGTCTGAGAGTGGATTATCCGTTACAAAACCTTGGAAAATATATGAACGCTTTTTCCAATACTTACGACCCATATCTTCTAGACTTGGGTCTTTGAACCAACCACGTACCTCGTTTAAGATGTCACATGTTTCACCATACATTTCCATACATGGAATTTGTACTTGTACTGGTCTTGAATCAGTTTCACCTTTTACGCCTGCAAAGGGCAATTTAATCATCAAACGCTCTTTCCAAAAGAAAGTGTTTGACTCATCGCCATCTGGAAGGAAACGTAGAGTTGCACTCTCGCCTTCTTTAATATTCCAAAATGGGTAAATTGCGTTGTCGCCGCCGCCTGATGAATTACCGCTTGTGCGTGATTCTTGTTCCTTGAGCTTTGCTCGGATTTCTGCTAATGATGCCATAGTTAATGCCTCCTATATGTTATGCCTATGTGCAGAGCAACAAATTATTTGCTACTCTTGTGCCTTTATACGTACAGCACAATATGTATTGTACGCTATTATTTATCAGAAGTCAAGTGAAATCTTACAAATAATTGAATTTATTTTATATGCCTGCTATTCTTCTGATATCTTCTAGTTCTTTATCTTCTTTAAACTGTTCATCTT